GTATAGAATAATACAGTTTGATCCTATTGTATTTTGGTTGTATACCCTTCAATGCTTGACATAAAACTTGTAGTAAACATTATCTCATCTTTTAAATAGGTCCAATCAACCCACATTTCCCTTTCAGTGCGGTTTATATCATACCGACCTTTAAATGTTACTACTTTTGACAAAGCCGGTTTAAGTTTTGTAACATTATCCTCCATTTTTACTGTCAACTTGAATAACTCTTTGGTGTTTCTTTTTAATTTTTCAGCTATTCTTCTATATTCGGTATCCTTTTCTTTTGGCATACAAACTTATAATATTTATAAATATTATATTTATTATTGAATAAATAAAATGTTATTTACTGTGTGGGTCACAGTGACCCGTTTTTTTATTACGACGAGTGCCATTGGGACATCGTTTTCTCGTAGAATTATTACGAGGGGATGACCTCGTTTGTTTATTCTTTTTTGTTTTTGATTCCTTCGATTGTTGTCGTCGCCTTTCATCGGAAATTGCCCGTCGTCTTTCATCGGAAATTACCCGCCGCCTTTCATCAGACTCGGCTCGTCTTCTATCTTCTTCTTCTTTTTCTTTCCTTAACAATTCGCGAATCCGTGCTTCTTGTTCTGCTCGCTTTGCTTCTTGTTCTGCTCGCTTTGCTTCTTCCTTAGCTCGCTTTGCATCTTCCTTGGCTCGCTTTGCATCTTCCTTGGCTCGTTTCTTGGCTCCCTCTGCATCATGATTAGGACCATTCGTCCTGTTTTCTCTAAATGATTTATAATTCTTAGGTCGGATACCACCAAATGCTGCTACATATTCATCCATTTCATTTTGAAGTTGGATTGTTTTAGTAGCAAACTCGTCATTCTTCTCTTTAATTTTATAAACCATATTTGAAACAATATCCATTAATCTTTTAATCTCGTTCAAAGCCACCCATTCGTTACCAGTCAAATTGTATTTTTCTAAATCACCCACATCACTTTTTATATTAGTAATAAAAGACTGAATTTCGGGAATATGTTCATTGGATGGGTATTTTATCAGAGTATTTATAGCAGTTATACAAGCTTTTAAATCTTTCGGTGTTGATTCTGTTCTACTATTACTTTTATAAAATGGATTATATGAATATTTTGGTTTAGATGAATATTTTGGATTAGATGAAGGTACTGTACTTGGTTTGCTAGTGCAATTCCTCTGAGTGGGAAATCTGTCTTTATCGTTATCAAAAAATCCAACACACCTTGCCAAATTTTTATAAAGAGGGTCATTTTGGGCCATTGTTCCATTTCCGTCATACTTGTCTTTTCTAAGAGTGGACTGTAATTGTTGGAGTGCCTTTTTATAACTAACCGCATCATCTCCATCACTGGTTATCTTGTATTTACAAAGAACGGCGTTACAACCGCTCATATTTGGTGTAAAAGCATCGGTGTCTTCCATTGTATATATTATATATTATATAAACATTTTCAAAAATAAAATTATTCTGTAAAAAAGGATGGTATTGTATCTATATTAATAGATTTATTTTGTGAGTCATGTACATTTACGATAAACGCATTAAAACATGATCGTGATAATTGATTTTCAGGTGTATGATTATGAACAGTTCTTGCTATCATTTTATACAATTTGAAATCAGGATATCTTTCATCTCCATTAGATTTATATAATATATTTTTACCAGCATCATCATTACACCATTCTTCAACTAGTGTAATTATATTCCGGTGTTTAGTGGGGGTGTGTATTAAATAATCGAATATAGAAGTTCCTAATCTACATAGATCAAAACTTGGGTTTGGAAAAACCATCGATTTTTTACTATTTATAAATGGTGGACAATTATATTGCCCATAAGCATCTCCAGATACATCATAACAATCACTACATATGTTTATATTATTCACTTTGTATATACTTCTACCAAAATCTATAATTTTGAATATTTTGCCATAAGTTGGAATATTATAAATATTATTTTTATAAATGTATGTTAAGAATTTTTGCTTGGTTTCGACAAACATTATGTTATTGGTATGCAAATCATTATGAGTAAATGAAAATGCTTTTTGGTATACAATAAGAATCATTATCACTTGCATAAACATAGCATACCACATTTCATCTGTTTCGAAATAATCATTCTCGATTAATGAATCCAAAGTTCCCTGACATTTTTCCATACAGATAAAGGTAATTGGAAATTTATCTAATGTAACAAATACATCATCTTCGCTATCGCCATCACTCTCGCTTTCATCCTCCCATACGCTACTATCGTTATCATCGTCATCACCATCGCATTTACCATCACCTTCTTCTTTGCTTTCATCGCTGCTACTACAACTGTCTTCTTCACTGCTACAACTGTCTTCTTCACTGCTACAACTGTCTTCTTCACTGCTACAACTGTCTTCTTCACTGCTACAACTGTCTTCTTCACTGCTATCATGTTTTTCACAACAAATTGGATTGTTATCATCGGATATATCGTTTGTAAATATATCTACATCCATATCACATACTTTATCAATATAAGTTTGTGTTGCAGAATTAGTATCATCAAAATTACAATTATCGAACTCTATGACATTATCTAATTCATCGGACAATATCTCGGTGTCTATAATTAACTTCTCCTTTTTCTTAGAACTCTTTACAGAAGAAGTATCTGATAAAGCATTTGAATAGTCATCAACCTTAAACAACTTATTGGAATTTTTTATAAAAAATTTACAAGAAGTAAGATATTCAAGGTCATCGTTAATTTTGAATTTAAATTCGTTTTGTATGCCTACAAAATTTCCATAAAATTTTACCCCGTGAACAAAGTCATATTTTTCAAGTAATTTTGTAGTTAAATAATAAAAAAAGCTATCGGTGTATGATGAATTCATCGGACTTTCGACTCTGGGCAATACATTATTATTTGATATATGTGTGGGTAAATTGTAGATAATATCTTTATGGCTAACATATTTACCCATAATATAACGAAACGGGTCAAGTATGGCTGCGAATTTTATATGTATGGGTGCAGTTATCATTTCGTTGGTTTGAGTATTAAATACACTTGCGGTGTCAGTATCAATAACTTCATGTAAAACTTCATTCATACTCAAATTTATTTTATTATAATTCTTCTCGGTTAAGTTAAAAATAGATGTGTAAATGGGTATATAATTTTGAAGTCCGTAGATATTGAATGTATCACTTATATTTTTGAAAAGTGGTTCATTGTTATTTTTGCGATATTGAATAATATTAAACATACCCCTATATAGTTATTTGTTTTATACCCTTGTATTTTAATATTCATTAAATCTATAATTATGACATTGGAATTAAAAAAATTCGATATGAGAAGAATAACATTTAAAGCAAATGATAGTAAGGGTCCAGTCGTATGTTTAATAGGTCGTCGTGATAGTGGAAAATCGTTTTTGGTGAAAGATTTGTTATATTATCATCAAGATGTTCCAATAGGGACAGTAATAGCCGGAACGGAAGAAGGTAATGGATTTTATGGAAAAATGGTTCCCAAGATGTTTATTCACAATGAATACAAAACAGAAATAATAGAAAATATACTGAAACGCCAGCGTCAAGTGATGAAACAAATAAACAAGGAAATGGAAACATTCAAAAAAAGTAATATTGACCCTCGTGCATTTGTTATCCTCGACGATTGTCTATACGACAATTCTTGGTCAAGGGATAAGATGATGAGATTACTTTTTTTGAATGGAAGACATTGGAAAGTGATGCTTGTCTTGACTATGCAATACCCATTGGGTATTCCACCCACTCTAAGAACAAATATAGATTATGTATTTATTTTACGAGAACCGTATATTGCCAATCGAAAAAGAATATACGAAAATTATGCAGGTATGTTCCCAACATTTGAAAGCTTCTGTCAAATTATGGACAATTGTACAGAGAATTACGAATGTCTTGTAATAGACAATAATGTAAAATCAAATAAATTAACGGACCAAGTTGCTTGGTATAAAGCAGATCCTCATTCTGATTTTAAATTAGGGAGTAAGGAATTTTGGGAACTCTCTAAAAATATCCATTCCGACGATGAAGAAGAAGTATACGACCCAACTAAGAAAAAAAAGAATGTACAACAAATAAAAGTCAAAAAGGTAAAGTGGTGATTTTTATCTTTATTAAATATATATAATAATGTTGTCCATTCTTTCTAAGAATTCAGTAGGTAATATTGGAAAAGTTTATTGCGATTACTTTTACATTCTCGCGTTGATAATGATTTTCAGCATAGCGATGACTATATTTGGAATCATCTACGCTCTATACCAGAGTATGACAGACAGACGGTCAAAAATTGACGGAAATGTCTACGGAGTCTTTGCTTATGCTCTGTTTGTTAATATTGTTCTATATATCCAAAATTCTCTGTTCTACACAATGTGTGTTAGGTCTATCACATAAATACCAATTTTGATAAATATCAAGTCGCAGTTGCGATAAATTCCCAATCCAACATTTTGCACATTTCACACCATATCGTATCTTGTTCAATAAGTTTGTCTTTGTCTTTTAATAAAGGAATGTATTTTAGATATTTAACCTCTTCCAATAGTTCACATAATTTATATAAAACATAATAGTAATTCAAAAAATTGACCCTGTAATCAGGAACACATTTCGCATAAGGCGATTGTATATCAATAAATAAATTACATAATGTTTCTTCTAATTCTGGACTCATTGTAAGGGGTTGAATACCTAACTTTTGTTTTATAAATGTTATATGTTCATAATACTTGTTGTATCCTAATTTTTTCAATATTTCTTTTGTCTTTGCATAAGTAAGTCCTGACAATTCAATTCGTTCTTTCTTGACTTGGTGTTTTATATTTTCAATGACCTCATCGGGCATCTTTGTAGTCTCCTTTCCTTGAAATTGTGATAATATTTCTTTAAAATGGTTAATTTTTTTATACGCATAAAAACACACCTCCTTCGGTGTCTCTTTATAGGATGGCTTTTCATTATCTATTAAATACTGAACACTATGAAAACATTTATTGCATAATAATATGCCATCGTCATCCATTAATATCATTTCACCCTTATTGCAATTACTACATACTTCAATGGAATAAGTATATGTCTCTATGTTTAGAAAACTGGGGTCTACATTCGTTAGATATTTATTTACTATATTTTGTTTACTTTCCATATTTTGTTCAACTATCGACTGGTTTGTTGTATTTGAACCATTACTTGAAATTTTAAAAAACATATTTACTTTATCGTTCGTCGGTTTTTCACTATCGCGGACAGAAAGGGAAGAAATCTGTTTTTTCGTCTCAAAATAGGTAAATATGTTATTAATGTTATCCAACATATATCTCTTTTTCCCGTTTCTCATTGTTCGTATAACCTTCGATACATCTTCAATATTATCTTTTAATTCCATAATGGTGTCAACTGGATTTGATTTTACCGTATCTTCGTATGATGCGTCCATGTGTTTCATTCTTAATTGGTGTTCTTGTGATTTTAGTTTATGAACAATTGTATTCATATTTTGTTGTTGTATATCAGAACTTTCCATATCTTGATACGAATCGTCGTAAAAATCATTATCATCGGTATCATCTAACATTTTATACATTATTTCACTGTAATCGCCATCACCACAATCTGCAGGCAATGCTTCTGTATCGCATATAATATCCGTATCTACACTTATATTATTTTCATTAAATTCTGCATCATTCCACCTTAGATTGCACCCATTCTTTGTATTTGTTTTACTCACCAGGTTAGCCAATCTCTTCTTTAGGCGTTTTTTATACTTTTTCAATTTTGGAATAGTTATGCTTTCATCAATCATAAAATTAGACATAAATTCCTTATGCTTTTCATCTAAAGTAACCGCATCCTTTTTATTTATAACGATTTTCTTCGTAGGTTTTGGTTTAAATGATGGCATATATTATTTTACCCCCATTATATATTTAATTCTATTATATGATTATTGTTTATGAGTAATGGTATATTTTAATATAATACAATCCATTACTCATAAACACTCCATTATTCGCGTACAGTCTTGCATGACACGATTGAGTTTACAAACTCATTAATAAACGATGGTTTAAGATAATTACTTTCATTGTTGTGTTTTTTCCTAAAAATATATCTACCATCCCGTTTTTTCACAGTCCATCCCTTTTCAATTGCATTAAAAATAAAAACCATTTTATTTATGTCAGTTCCTACTTGAATAGGTGGAATATTGACAGTTATATTCATATGTATATTACAGTTATTAATTATGATTAGATTATCCGCATATAACTCTTAGGTTTTAAATTTTATACAAATCCACCGACGAGGTTGGAACCCAATGTAAACCCAACGCCAGTTCTGGCAGATACACCTACACCAGGTAGGTAGGTATCCAGTATGGCAAATGTTGCAGCAGCTGATGCGGCTATCAATACCACTTCTTCAAGCATCAACTTTTTACCAGGTATAATATAACAGCATAACGAAATTAACAACCCCATAATGAGATATTTTGTTATTCTAACAATTAATAAGGAAACATTCATCGACATTGATTATATATTATATCTAAGAAAAAATATATAAACATCTCCCCAATATTCCTTTATATGACGAAAAAGAATAAACAATCCAAGGGAACAAATACCAATACAAATGATAATAAACCCAAACAAAAATTGGTTGACCTATTGGAGGTTGATAGACCAATTGCTGGTCAAAACTTTGCCTGTATTTCCTTTATTTCCCCCGAAAAAATTCTCAAAGATAAGAATTTGTTTCTATTTGAATGTTTTTTGAAAAACTGGGAATTTAATAAATCTATGGAAAAATTTATCCAATTTAATAATTTCATCAGTTACAAGTATAATATTCCAGTTGAAACACTTAAGACTGATTATGAAGAATTTGTTAAAGAGGAAGGAGCCCTTATTCGTGAGGGAGGGGCTGTAGATGATTATAAGAATTTTTTGGATATGAATGAAGAAAAATTAGAAGAAGAGTTTAACAAAAAACACGATTTTCAAACATCTACCCGTGGAGTGAAAATTAGAGGTTCTTTCTCAACTCAAGAAGAAGCTGAATTTAGATGTAAACTTTTGAGAGAAATCGACCCAGCATTTGATATATTTGTCGGTCCAGTTGGTCAATGGTTGTGCTGGGAACCTGAAGCATATAAAACAGGTAGAACGGAATACTTGGAAGATGAACTAAATAAATTAGTTCATGAGAAAACAAAGAATGAGGCAAATGCGAAAGCTGCATTTGAACAAAGAGTAAGAGAGTCCAAGGAGAAGGCAATACGCGAAAATATAGAAAAGGCAGAGAAAAGTGGTAATGTTTTGACACAAACAATTGACGAGAATGGTGAACTTGTCGGTATATCTGGAACAAATACACAAGAAACCTTCCTTTCATCTAAGGAAAATGTTACAAGTACCGAAATTATCGACGAATTATTTGAAGGAGAAAATATTGTTATTAATAGTAAAAAATAAACTGGGTATTTTTTTTTCTTTTACAATAGTATAAACAAACAATGGCAGGAGGATTAATGCAACTTGTAGCTTACGGTGCCCAGGATGTATATCTTACGGGTAACCCTCAAATCACCTTTTGGAAAGTCACATATAGACGGTATACAAATTTTGCGATGGAATCTATTGAACAAACATTTAACGGTCAAGCCGATTTTGGTCGCCGTGTCACCTGTATTATTAGCCGAAACGGAGACTTGTGCTACCGCACATACCTCCAGGTTGTTCTTCCCGAAATCAACCAACTTATGGGTTCCCAAAACTCTGGTGGACAATCCAGTGTTTATGCCCGTTGGTTGGATTTCCCAGGAGAACAGTTAGTTGCTCAGATTGAAGTCGAAATTGGAGGACAGCGAATTGACCGCCACTACGGCGATTGGATGCACATCTGGAACCAGCTTACGATGACCAGCGAACAACAGCGTGGATACTTCAAGATGATTGGAAATACCACTCAACTAACCTTTATTACCGACCCCTCTTTCGCCCCCATTGATGGACCTTGTGATTCTTCCGCACCCCGTCAAGTGTGTGCCCCTCGTAATGCCCTTCCTGAAACTACCATCTACATTCCTCTTCAATTCTGGTTTTGCTCTAACCCCGGTCTTGCTCTTCCTCTAATTGCCCTACAATACCACGAAGTCAAGTTTAACCTTGATATCCGTCCTATTGATGAATGTTTGTGGGCTGTCACCACCCTCAGTTGCCAGGATGCATCAATGACCCAGATGCCTTCCGGCAAGCCAGTCCCTGCCTCTATCGCATACAACCAGTCTATGGTTGCTGCTTCCATCTATGTCGACTATGTCTTTTTGGATACCGACGAACGAAGACGCTTTGCCCAGAACCCCCACGAATATCTTATCCAACAGCTCCAATTCACGGGTGACGAATCTGTTGGTTCATCTGCCAACAAGATTAAGCTTAACTTCAACCACCCCTGTAAGGAGCTTATCTGGATCGTTC